ACGACTTTTCATATCGAATCTCCTTGTTATTGTTTAGTACGACACATTTTTTCACAGGTGTGTCTACTGCCTGTCCGCTTTTTGTATGTGAAATTTTAGTTTGCGTATTCTTGGTCATCATTATCACCAGTTAAAGAGGGAACTTCACAACTATCGTTATTACAGAACTTGTCAATTTCAGCCTCTTCATTTTTGATAACTCCAAATGATAATCTGTTAAGTTTGCTAACTTGTTTATTATATTCTTTTTCGTCTATTGCTTCATATGGCATTTGTTTGTAAGCACCATAATCGTGTCGTGGCAATAATGAAATACCTTTTAGATGATATTGAAAATAATTCAAAACATGCGATATTTCATCCCCCTCTGTTTCTGGATTAAATGTAACTGTACAACTAACCTGATTATCAGCCCAATGTCTTTGCATAAAAGCTGCTAGAGAAAATTGTTCCCATATTGACAATTCTGATGCGGTTCTTATACCCTCACCAACATCAACGGGAACCTCTACAACGGATGTAGTATCCTCTGAACCAAAGGCTGGTTCTATTTTATAACCTGCTTTTTTCATAGGTTCAATCAATTCTGAATGTTTTGATAACCTTACTCTTCTTATATAAAATCTACTTTCAGGATAATGTAAGCCTGGCGTAGCACCTGCTAATAATGATACCGTACCGCTTGGTTTTACAGAAGTTGTTTTGATTGAACGAGGTACTGCGAACCAATCTGAGTATTTTGTATCCCATCTTTTTATAACGTCATAACCATCTTCTAACCAATCTTTTAATTCACCTAAACCACTCTTTGTTATAAATTGTGCGACTCCGCTCACACTACAACCAATTCTTCTATTTCTTAACATAACCCTATTTGTGTCAGCCCAATGTGTCCCACCTAATGTAACTGTCTTAGCATAAAGATATGCGTATTTTAATGTTCTAGCATAGTCCTCAAATGAATCGTGATTGCTTGGAAATGTCTCTACTAAACAACACAGCTCATATGATTCAAGTGTTTGTTCAAGACAAGGATTTCCACCCATAGCTCTGTGGTCTTTGTTGTCTCCACCATTCTTCATTCTTGAATAATGTCTCATATTATCCAACCACGCAAAGCCTGGTTCACCATTATCTACAATTCTTTTTGCAGCTTCTGTATAATCCATCCCCAACTCTGCAAATATACTATTGTTGGATGTCCAACCATAAGTTTCTCTATCAGGATTTACTTTATAGTTTTTTAAATCTAAATATTCTTCATTGTGTGGGTCACCAAATACAATCTCTGCGGTTCTTCTAACATTACCAGCCACAACACACTTACCGATTAGATTCATAATATCTACGATGGTTGTGATTGTGATTGGTTCACCACTATTCTTTTCTAAAACTTTTGTGATTTCTTCGTGCACTTCTTTTAAGGGTTCGGGTCCAGAACTTACACCACCAAATCCTTTGATTGGTTCACCTTCTAATCTAATTTTAGAATAATCAAATACTATTGGAGCTGTTCCGTGAAAGTAACTTTCTAATAATAATCTAAGAGATTCTACCCAACCCTCTCTCGTATCTGGAATCTCAAATATCTCTTCGTTTCTATCTTTATTGATACCTTTTACAACTATCTCACCAGCACCTTTTGTATCGAATCCTACACCAACACCTAACATTGATGCGTCCATTAAGAAACAAAATGGTTTTGAATAATCTTCTTTTAATGTTTTTGTT